GCCGGGTCGAGCACGGCGGTGGCGCCGGCCGTGTCGGTGTAGCTGATGCTGGTGATGGCCGCCACCGGCCCGGCCGGCGAGCCGCCCACCTTGATCTCGACGGCCGGGAAGGCGTCGAGCACGCGCTCCCAGGTCTGCGTGATGATGCTGCGGCCCATCAGGTGCTCGGCGTGCTGCCGCGCGGCGCTGACCAGCGTGGCGATGAGCGCGTCGTCGGCGCTGTGCGTGACGCGCAGGTGCAGCTTGGCCTCGGCGGTGCTGACGGGCTCGGCCGCGGGCGCGGTGATCAGTTTCAGGGTCATCGGGTTCCCCCGCGGTAGATGGGACGGCGCGCGGTCTGCACATTGGCCGGGCGGCCCGCCAGTTGCAGGCGGCGGCCGGCGGGTGAGGCGCTGAGGGGCTGCGCGGCGCCGGGCTTCGCAGCCGAACCAACGATGACAGCCGAACTCGCCACCAGCGCCCCCATCGCCTCGTGCAACGTCAGATGCGCGGCCGAGCCGGCGATGACAGCCGGGCCGGCGGCAATCGCGCCCTCTGCTGTGTGCAGGGTCAGGTGCGCCGCTGCGCCCGCAACGGTCGCCGGCTGCGCTGCCAGCGCACCAACCGCATCGAATTCGCCATCGGCCGAGCGTTCCGCAGCGCCTGCAACGACAGCAGCGCCAGCGGCCAGGGCTCCCGATGTGGCGTGAACGACGATGTGGTTGGCCGCACCGTCCACCGTTGCGGCCTGCGCCACCAGGGCACCAGTCGCAGTGTGCAGCGCCAACCTGGCAGCCGTGCCGACGACGGCAGCGCTTTGGGCTGTCAGCGCACCAGTTGCCGCGAAGGCTGACCCGTGAGCGGCGGCGCCAGAGATCGTCGCCGCCTGCGCGGCCAGGATGCCGGCTGCGATGTGCGGATGAACCGCCGCCCCCGCCACTGTCGCAGACTGGGCGACAAGCGCCCCGGTCGACGTGTGAAGCGTCAGATGAGCGGCGGTGCCGGCTACCGTGGCGGCGTCTGCGGTGAGCGTCCCGGAAGTCGGATGTGAAGTCCCACCCGCCGAAGCCGGCGCGGTGTCGCCGTTTGTGCCAACGCCAAACTGCTGTAGCGTGTGCCCACCGACTGAGTTGTAGGCCGCGGCGCCAGCCCATCCAACGCCAGTGATGTTTGAGTCCGTGGTATCGATGTCCCACGACCCAGGCTCACCGCCACCATCAGCCCAGATTCGCGCCCGAATACTCGTGCCGTTTGCTCGGAATCGAATCCAGTAGTCCACGCCATTGGTAAGCGCGGTCGAGAACGTGGCAACGGTCGTCGGCGTATCTGTGCCGACACACCGATGCACGCGCATGCGGATGGTCGCCAGACTGATCGCGTAGTGATTTGCCGCCTCGTCTGACCCGCTGCCCCGCAGCATAAACACCATGCCATCCGACGCCCCGGATTGCATGGTGACCAGCCCAAGCAACTCGATGTCGTCGCGATCTGAATCGCCGTCGATATCGTTCCACGACGCGCCGATCCAGTCGGCGCCATAGCCGCCGTTCCCAGGATACGCCAGGTCACCGCCGCTGACGCTGAACGACGGGTCGGTGTCGTACCGCTGCGTCCAGTCAGTGCCGAAGTCGGCAAAGTCGTCGGTGAAATACGTGGCCACGTCAGATGTCCTGAACGTCCCCGATGGATACGTCAATGCCTGGGCTGATCTGGCCGACGATGGAATTCAGCATGTCGCGCAACGACCAGCCGATTTGCGCGCTGAAAGTCAGCCCGGCCGCCAGCACAGCATCGCGCGTAGCGGTGCGGATCGGCTGCGGGATGGCGGACCACGCCACATCGAACGACGCATCAGGCAAAACAAAGATGTCGGCATCCGCTTGCACGGATTGCAGGTCCGACACCGCGAACTGATACAGACCCCAGGCGCTCGCGTCGCTCGACCATCCGCGCCACGAATCGGTATATGTGGCGATCTTCGGGTCGATGAACCCGGGCGTGTACTCGCCAAATTTTGAAATGCACCAGCGCTTCATGCGTTGCTCCTAGTTGACACGCCGGCACAGTGCCAGCCGATCAGCGCGCCCGAGCACGCTGCAATACGTCGATGAGCCCTCGACGCTGCGGGTAGAGCAGTCGCAGGCCGCGTCGGCAGGCGCACGCTCTGCCGCCTGCGCGCCACGGGTCACGCCGCCCACCTCGGCCGGCGTGGCCGTGTAGGTCGGACGGCTTCCGTCAACCGCCCGGGTGTTGACAGGCACACGCCAGTCCGGCAGCGGCGGCGGTTTCACGCACGCGGCCACGGCGTCGAACAGGGGTGCCAGCACGTCCGGCCGCCCTGCTGCGGTCATGTGCTGGTCCCAGGCCTGCCGGCGCTGCGCGTCGCTGGCAGCGATGCCCTCGGCCAACACGCGCCCCCAATCGGGCACAGCCTGCGACCACAAGCCCCAGGCGTAGTAGCCAGAGCGCGTGAAGTCGTCGGCCCAGGCCCAGGCCACCACCCAGCCATCGGCAGACTGGCGCACGCATGGCGGCGTCGAGTTGGCACTCAGCGGCCAAGGCCAGTAGGCCGGGGGTGCGGCCTGCGCGGAAGTGCAGAGCAAGGCCAGCGCGAAGAGCAGCCTACGCATGCATCATCTCCCGGTACAGGGCCGCCGCTGCACGCGCCTGGTCTTCCATCAGCGACGCCAGCGGGTCGCGCGCCACGGCGGGTTTCACGCGGGCCTTGGGGCGCCGTTCGCCCGCCTCGATCGCGCGAGCAGTGTCGCTGGCGATGGCGACTTCTTCGGGGGTGTCGAGGGTCAACACTTCCATGCCTTCCTCGATGTCGACCAGATGCAAGGCCTTGCCGCTGCGGTATCCCGGGATGGCGCGGCGCAGCGCGTCGACGATGGCGCTGTAGGCGACGGTGGGGTCATCCCGGCCGGTCTTCCAGCAGGCAATCAGCGCTTCCTGCCGGGCGTCGTCGGCATCGAATGCCACGCAGGGCGCATGCCGGCGCTTGAAGCGCCACACGGCCCATTCGATCGCCTTGCTCACGGCATCGCTTCGTAAGTCAGCGACGAGCACGACACCGTGTCACCCGCGCCAATGGTCAGGCCGCCGGTCATGTTGATGTCCGAGCCAGACGCCGCGACCGCGCAATGCACGACGACCGTGGCGCCTGAGGTTTCCAGCGTCGCCGCGGCCACCGGGGAAGCGTTGCCGGTGGCATTGGTGTCGCTGGAAATGGCGTTGGCGGTGATGACGCCATCGGCGTTGCCGCCGGCCGAGCCAGCCGCATCGAATGCGGTTGCCGACAGGGGCAGCGTGGCGACTGCCGTGCCAGGCGAATCGGCGGTGCCGGACAGCCGGAACACGAGATTGCCCGACGCGCCGATGGTCGAGTCGACCAGATCGGCAACGGTGTTGCGGAATGCGACGGGGTGCGTCGTGCTCATGGCTGGTCCTTCGTCGGTTCAGGTTGTGCGACCGGCGTGCCGATCACGGTGTATTCCTCGACCTTGCCCGTGGCCGCGCGCTTGATCTGGATCGTTGCGCGAAGAACGGCAGGCTTGGCCTGGATCTGTTGTTCGGCAGGTGACGCTTGCGCATTCATGGGGGCCACATCTGTTAAAGGCTGCAAAGCGCCGCGCCCGGCGCGTGCGGTGTGCATGGCCGGGCGCGGGTGGGTTGCCGGGGTCAGACGGTCAGCGCCGCGTCACTCGACGATCTCGACGACGGCGGCGTCGTCGTTGTCGCCGGCCGGGCCGTAGCGCGGCTCGAGCCCCAGCACCACGATCGAGCAGGTGCCGCCCGTCGTGTTGCCGGTGGTGATCTTGCCGCGGATGTGCTCCTGGTCGGAGCCCGCCAGGTCGGCCGCGTCGACGGCGACGATGATGACCTTGCTGTCGTTGTTGGAGGCGTGGGCGGCCAGCTGCGTGGCGGCCTTGACCGTCACGTTGCTGCTGCCGTTGCTCTCGCAACGCTCGACGACGCAGTCGATCGTCTCGGCTGCCATGTCGCCCAGGCGGAAGATGACCAGCGCCTTGCCGAACTTGGCCAGGCTGGCAGCTGTGGACGCCAGCGGCGTGGAGCTGGCGGTGCCGGTGGACCAGGCCAGCAGGGCGGCCTGTTCGGCCGCGGAGCCCTTGAGTGCGCTCATGGGAGTTTCCTTTGCTCAGATGTTGCAGCGGCCGATCAGCGCGCCTGCAGGGTGACGAAGTGCGACAGCGTGTTGCTGCCGCTGCGGCGCGCGATGGGGGCCGACAGCCACGGCTGGCCGCCGGCGCGCATGGTCCAGCGGAACGCGGTGACGCCCTGGTCGAAGTACAGGTGCATCGAGACGTCGCTCTTGATGCCGCCGGACTTGAACGGCGCGAAGTAGCCACCCAGGTAGGCGAAGATGATGTCGCCCAGGTCGCCCAGCGCGCTGCAGGCCTCGGTGGCGATCACCGGGCGGCCCAGCAGCGTGGCATACGGGCTGGCCGTCAGGCCGCCGGGCGGCATGTAGACGGGCATGCCGCCCACCGCGGTGCCGCTGGCCGACTTGACCACGGCACCCAGCTGCATCAGCTGCGGCTCGACGTCCTGGTTGATCAGCCACACCGCCCGGCTGCGCACGCTGGCCGGCATGCGCGACCACATCTTCACGATGTTGTCGGCGTGCACGGTGTCGTCGGTCTGCGAGCTCTCCTCGTTCACCGTGACCAGGCACGGCGAGTTCAGGATGCCCAGCATCTGGCCGACGCCGGTGCCGTTGACGATGTAGTTGTTCACCGCGAACTGGAACGCCTCGCCCGCCTTGGTGGTGAGGTGGTTGGACAGCAGCGGCGCGTCCTCGAGCAGCTCGTCGGTCATCGGCACGAAGGCGTAGATCTCGTGCAGCTTGACCGTCAGATCGCGCAGGCTGGGCTTGCTCTGCGTCATCGCCGCGGCCTCGGCCCGGGTGTACACACGCACGCCGGCGGTGGACCAGGGCGTGGTCTCGTCGGCCACCAGGCTGACGGAGTTGGACGACGTGGGCGCGGCGTCGCACCGGCTGAACAGCGAATCCTCGCTGGTCATGGCCAGGTTGGCCACCATGGACCGGAAGTCGGCCGGCACGGCGAAGCCGCCGTCGGCACCGATGCCTTCGCTGCCGTAGGTGGTCAGCGCGGCACGCAGACGGCCGTCCATGTTGCCCGGCTGGATGCACGCGGCGCGCACGGACATGGCCCAGTGGCCCATGCTCTGGAAGCCGCCGTTGCCACGCGCGGCCGCCCGCGTGGCGGCGGTGCTGATCTGC